ACAAGCTCTACATGGTTATAGTGGATTATTTGGCGATCCTGATTCAGAAACAAGTTTTCAAATATCTAAAGCTGATGTAGTGTGGTTATATAATGGATACGACAATGAGATCAATCTATTTAATATATTTATGGATTGCACCTTATACATACCAACATAAGAATTTTTAATTTTTTAATGTGAGGAAATAAATTATGGCACTTCCAAATAAAGTCTTACCAGGGTTTAGCGCATCGTTATATGCACAATCAGGCGCAACACCAACAGCTTTAACTACAGCTAATCTTTCTACTTATGCTTCAGTATCAGGTATTGCTATTGCAGGTAACTTGTTACCAGTAGAAGCTATTCCAGCATTTGGTCAAGATGATGCAGTTGCTTCATTCGGTGTAGCAGGTTCTCGTCAATCTGACAAGATTCCTACTCAAGCTGCTCCAACATCAATGACAATTACTGCTGCTTGGAATCCTTCTGATGCAAATCTTCTTCAAATGAGAACTGATGCTTACAATGGCACTATTGACAGAACATTTGTTATTGGCGCAACTGATGGCACTAACATTGTTTACTATGCTTTCAATGGTCGCGTAGGCGAATTTAAAGTTGATCCTAACCCAACTGCTGAATCTAAATGTATGTTTACTGTGCATCCACGCGGCAATCAATATGGTTGGTCAAACAACGCTTAATAGGGATTTAATATGAAATTATCTGAAGCTATTGAGTTATTAACAACTACCTATCAAAGCCTTGATTCTGTGGCTTCAGGTTTAGCTGTTGATGCTAAAGAAGTTGCTGATGCTTTAAATAAAGCTGATAAAGATAGCGCAGAATATGTTGCGCTACAAGCTTTATCAAAATTTAATCCTTATGAAAACACAAAAAAAGAAAAGGTAAAAAAAGATGACGACTACGATCAAGAATAGTGATGACTTATTAAGTTATTTGGTATCCCAAGCTAATTCAGGTCAAAAGAATTGGTTTGGGTTTGCCCAACAACGATTAACAGGTATTAATTTAGCGCATGAGATAGCAAAGAATCATGCGGATAAAATGTCGCCTGAAGAATGTGTTGATTATGCTATTAAACTTAATAATGCGGTGTATCACAAAATAATTAAGGCAGATTAATGCAAACAAATTTTCAAGTAGCTGGAGTTAAAGAAACGCTTGAAGTATTTGAAGATTTAAGAAATCAAGTTGGTGATGCAAAAAAAACAAGCAGTATTTTAGTAAGAAGTGTTAAACAAGCTATGTTGCCTGTGTTAGCAATGGCTAAAGCATTAGTTCCTAAAGATACAGGATTATTAGATCAATCTTTAACAGTTGTTAGCCGAAGACCTACTGGAAAAGACATGAAATCAGAATATGTCAAATCTAGCGATGCTGCAATAGCTTTGGTAACTACTAGACCAATCCCTAAAAAATTAAAAACTGCTTTTCATGCTGCTCATGGAAATTTAAAAGGCGCTGAATATAAAAAGGCTAGAAAGAATTTTTATAAAGAAGCTGGTGCTTTTTATGATGGTCGAGCTATAGCAAATGAATTTGGAACTGCAAAAAGAAGCGCTAAACCTTATTTAAGAATTTCATTAGAAAGTCAGCAACAACAAGTATCAAATTTATTAGGCAATATTTTAAAAATAAATATAGAAAAATTTAAAGCAAAAAACCCAACTACAAAAGGATAATAAGATATGAGTAAATTAGGATCAGCACTTGGATCAAAATATGAAGAAAATAGACTATCTATTTTAACTCGAACATTTGAATTAGGAAATCATACTTTTAAAGTAAGAATTCCATCGGTAAATGAAGTTGAAACAATTTTTAATTATTTTAAAAATCCTGATGAAAATAAAGTTGAAGAAATGTATCAGGAAATAATCAAAAGTTTTCCTAATATTGAAAAAGAAGAAGGTGTTGAAATTAAAGATAATGATATTGTTGTTGATGGCAGATCATTAAGAGAAACAGCAAAAAATAAACATTCTTTACAATATAGAATAGTTGAATATATTAAATTTTTAATTCCCGAAACAGGATCGTTAGAAGATTTAAGTTATGCGGATGTAGAAGCAGAATTTCCATTGGCAGTGCAATTAACTTTAGTTGATAAAATTAATGAAGTTATTAGTCCTGATTATAAGGAAATTCGGTCAAAGTAACTAGCTCGTTAAGAACTCAAGTTAAAGCAGCTATGATTTTTAACGGGCATACACAAAATACTATAGACGCATTAGATGAAGCTACATGGAACGAAATAACAATCATGTATGCTGATGGGTTAATTGGAAATAGAAGCGTTATAACGACCCTAGGAAAGCTTACCACAGGGGTATTTAATTATATGCGACCAAGCACTAGTTTAACTTATGATCTAAAATCCGTCATTGGAAGTGCTTATGGTTATATTTATGATGATAAAGAAGAAAATCCTAGCGATTCATTATTAACATTTATGAGCCAAGCACCTGGTTTTACAATGGATAAATTTAAAGGCAAATAATGGCAATTATTTCAAGATTAGCAGTTTTACTTGGACTTGATGCAGGTGAGTTTAATGCAGGATTAGGTAAAGCTAAAGACAAAGTTGATAGTTTTAGTCTTGGCGCTAAAATAGGATTAGGCACAGTTGCAGCCGCATTTGTAGCAGCAGGTAGAAATGCCATTATGTTTGCGGATGAAATATCCGATGTCGCAAAAGCCAATGAAGTTGCAGTATCTTCAGTTCTTGGGTTATCTCAAGCATTAACAGTCAATGGCGGTAGTGTTGATAGCACCGCTAGAATTTTCTCGTCATTCACAAATAAAATTGATGAAGCCGTTCAGGGATCTGGAAAACTTCGTAAATCATTTCAAGAACTTGGTATATCCACAAAAGATTTAGCTTCATTAACTGAACAACAGTTATTTGAAAGAACATTAGCAGCTCTTTCAAAAATTGAAGATCCAATTCACAGAAATGCACTAGCTTTTGAATTGCTATCTAAAGCAGTTAAAGGTGTTGATATTAAAGGTCTTGGCGAAGATTATGCAAAAGCCAAAGATAAATTTAAAGATAGCGATAAAACATTTATGGAAGTTAATGAATCCATTGATAAAATGAAACTTCATTTTATGGATTTTAAAGTAAAATTAGCTAATGATTTATTGCCATTTCTTCAATTTTTAAATAGACAATTTGAAGTATTAGCAGAAAATACAAAAAAGTTTGCTGCTGGCGAAGGCATGAATAAATGGGCTTCCCAAGCTTATCAAAAACAATCTAATGCTGGCGGATCAACTACACCATCTAGCCCTTTTGGATTTGTAGCCCCCATGTTTGATCCAATTAAAATAACTCAAGCAAATAAATTAAGAGAACTTGGTTTAACTGAAGATCAAAAAAAAGCCAAAGAACTATTAAAAACACAAACTGAATTTTATGAAAAAGAAGTTCAAATATCTAAAGCTAAAGCTGGAAGGCTTCAAAAAGAAAATGAATTTGCATTTTTAGGTGAAGCAGAAAGAAAAAGAGAGCTTGATCTTTATGATATACAACAAAAAATGCTTTTATTAGAAGTTGAAAAGAAAATGACTAAACAACAAATTGCTAATTATGGTGAAGTTGAAAAAGCAAGAGTTCAAGAAGAATATAAAATTGCACAATCTCAAAGAACTTTTGAATATGGTTGGAAAAAAGCTTATGCAAGTTATGTTGATAGTGCTACTAATGCAGCAAAAATGGGCGAGCAAGCCTTTGTATCTGTAACTCAAAATCTTGAATCAGCTTTAGATACTTTTGTATCAACAGGAAAACTTAAATTTAGTGATCTTGCTCGAAGCATTATTTCTGATTTAATTAAAATTCAACTTCGCGCTCAAGCTACTTCTTTATTTGGTTCTCTTGGAAGTATATTTGGATTTGGTGGCGGTGGCGGAGCAGGAATGTTTACTGGATCAACAGGTATGATTGGCGGATCAATTTTAAAAGGTTCAGCAGGTGGAAATGAGTTAGGTTCTTCAGAGCCGTCTATGGTTGGTGAGAATGGTCCTGAATTATTTATTCCTAAATCGGCAGGAACTATTGTTCCTAATAATAGAATGGGATCGCTGATGGGTGGTGGACCTCAAGTCGTGTATAATGGTCCTTATATTGCCAATATGAGTGCTATTGATACTCAAAGCGCTACACAATTTTTAGCTAAAAATAAACAAGCAGTTTGGGGCGCTAATCAATCTGCTCAACGATCACTTCCACAAAGTAGATAATTATGAGTTTAAATACAATATTAGCCATATCTGAATCTGTAGGTGTAACTGACAAAAGATTCATTGGTCAAACCATGAGCCGTAATCAGCGCATTTCTACCTCTGAAATACTATCTGTTCAACCTTTTGGATTTGAAATGAAACCAAATAATTATTTGCTTTTATCTCAAAACAAAACTTTACTTTCTGAATTAAGAACTGTTGATAGAGAATATGAAAGCTATTTAAATTTTGGCTCTACAGGTTGGTGGAATTATATTGCTTATCAAGGCGAAATGTCTTCCGCTCAAATTGGCGCTTGTCAATATCAAACATCTTCAGCAAATAAAACTATTGTATTAGGCTCTTTACCTTCAATTACTTCAACAAAATATATTGTTAAAACAGGCGATTATTTACAAATTGATCGTTATGCTTATATAGCAACTGCCGATGTTTTAAGAGGGGTAGGAACAACTGTATCTATTCCTGTTCACAGAACTATTATGACTACATTAACAAGCCCTATGAATGCAGTTATAGGTCAATATGGTATTACACAATCATTAGGTGGCGACACTTATATTGGTATTACTTTTCCTGTTATACTTACTGAATATCCTAATTACACTCTTATTCCTATGACTAATGATTCATTCATAGCATGGTCAGGAACATTTAAAGCGATAGAAGCCGTATTATGAACAATATAATACCAATACAAAATACTAATAATATAAAGATGGCTGACTTTGTAAGAGTTACGACTGCTTCGGCTGTTTATCGTTTTGCAACAACTCCCAATGTCTTAACTATTCCCGCTGTTGATTCTCAACCTTTTGATGCTCTTGGATCATTAGTTAAAATTGGCGATGTCCAAAGAGATATTAAATCAACTGCTAATGAAACTTCAATTACTTTAGTTGGTTTAGATACTGCTCTTTTAGGTTGGGTATTAGGACATGACATTAAAGGTTCTCTTATTGAAATGTGGCATGGATTTTTTGATGCTAATGGCGCATTAATTACTACAGGCGGCACAGGCGGTCTTTATAAATTCTTTACAGGCTATATAAGCGCATTTTCTATTACAGAACAGTATATGGAAGAAGCGCGCCAATATGTAGGAACAATAAGTGTTTCAGCTTCTAGCATTCAAATTATTCTTCAAAACAGAAATGCAGGTCGTTATACCAATGACAATGCTTGGCAGTTTTTTAATCCAGGCGACACCTCAATGAATCGAGTTAATTTTATTGAAACCATTAATTATGCTTTTGGCAAAACAGGTTGATTAGATACGCTAACAAATACGACAATGATAAGATAATAAAATTGCTAAAGGACTTTGCGATTAAATCTGATAATCCAATGACATACAATCCTATAGCATGGTCAAAAACTTATATTGAACAAATACTTGCAACATTATATGCAGGTCAAGGATTTGTTTTAATTGATGATGAGCAAACAGGAATTTTAGTAGCAGTAAAAACTGAATGCTTTTGGTTAAAAGACATTTGGCAATTGCAAGAAATTATGCTCACAGGCACTAACAAATTTGTTATAGCTAGATTAATAAAAGAATATATAAAGATATCAAAAGATATGTTAAGGAAAAATCAAATACAACAAGCTATCATGGCTTCTTATAAAGATTTAGGATTTGAAAGATACGGAATGATTAAACTAGAACAACATTGGGAAATTAAATGATTCGTTTCATTATTAATTTTCTATTTATATTTTTTATCTGCAATGATTTACATGCTGCGGCTGTTATCGTTCCTGTTTTAGTGCAAGCTGGTATGTCCACTTTTGTGGCAGAATTAGTTGCTTTTGCAGTATCTATGGTTGCATCTAGTATTCTTTCTAAAATATTTGCGCCTAGCACACCCGATCAATCTAATCTTAATGCTCAACAACCTAATCCTGGCAATCGTCAACAACTTCCACCAGCAGGCGACAATAAAATTCCTGTAGTTTATGGATCAGCTTATGTAGGTGGAATTATTACTGACTTAACTATTTCTGAAGATAATCAAGATATTTATTGGGTGCTTGCTTTATCAGAAGTAACTAATACAGAAACAGGTGGCACACCTGATGTTATTACTTTTGGCAATGTCTATTGGGGCGGTAAAAAAGTTATATTTAGCACAACTGCTGGCGAGCTATATAAAGTTACAGGATTGCTAGATGAATCAACAAATGAAACACAAGATATTAGTGGTTATATGGATATTTATTTATATAACAATGGATCAAATTCACCTACTAATAGCTCATCAACTGCCATTCAAATAATGAGCAGTTCTAATCTTATCTATAAATGGAATGCCGCAAAGTTAATGTCTAATTGTGCTTTTGCAATTGTTCATCTTAAATATAATCAAGATAGGAATTTAACAGGATTAAGTCAAACTCGATTTCAATTAACAAATGCAAGATCAGCTCCAGGATCATGTTTCCTAGACTATTTAACTTCTACTCGTTATGGCGCTGCAATACCTTTAGCTAATATCAATACAACTTCATTAACAGCTTTAAATACTTATTCTAGCGCATCATTTACTTATACTAATTACAATGGTTCAACTTCAACTCAACCTAGATTTACATTTAATGGCACTTTAGATACCAATTTAAAGATTATGCAAAACATTCAAGCAATGTCTGACTGTTGCGATTGTTTGGTTAAATATAATGAAATTACAGGGCTTTGGGGAGTGGTAGTTCAAACACCTTCTTATACAGTAGCTATGGATATTAACAACACCAATATGATTGGTGGTATTACAGTAAGTCCTATTGATCTTAACAATTCATTTAATATTATAGAAGTTAAATTTCCTGATGGTTCTGCTAAAGACAGTTTTAATTCTGCTACCTTTGATTTAGCTACAGTTAATCCTAGTCTTTTATTTGCTAATGAGCCTGTCAATAAACAATCAGTAAGTCTTTATTTAGTTAATAATAATGTTCAATCTCAATATCTAGCAAACAGAATGTTAGAAGCAGCAAGAGAGGATTTACAAATACAATGCGAAATTAACTTTATAGGACTTGAATTAGAAGCAGGCGACATAGTTACAGTAACTAATGCAAATTATGGTTGGTCAGCTAAACTATTTAGAATTAATAAAGTCATTGAAAAATTTAGTGATAACGGAACTATAACTGCAACATTAAACTTAATGGAATATAATCCAGCCGTTTATGATGATAAAAATATAATTGAATTTAAGCCTAGCCCAAATACAGGAATTGGATCAGCTACCGCATTTGGAACTATTCCTGTTCCTGTAGTTAGCGCATCATATCCATCTATTACTATTCCTACAATTTTTGTAACACCTACAACTTCAAGTGCAGGTATTACTCAATATGTTGAAATATGGTATTCAGCTTATCAATACCCTACAACTTCACAATTAATATTTGGTGGAACAACAGCTATTCAGCCTAATGGCAATCCTTATACTATTAACTATACAACATCACCTGTTGAGTTATCAGGACTTCCTTCAGGCGATTATTATTTCTTTAGTAGGATGGTCAATAGCATAGCAACAAGTTTATTTAGTTTGGCTTCTACAGTATTAAAATGGCGACCAAGAACATTCCAATATCCATATCAATATTTATCAGTTGCTTATGCAGATAATATTAGTGGTGGTGGTTTTAATTTAAATCCTAGAGGAAAGCTTTATTATGGTATTTATAATCAATCCTCAACTACACCATCAACAACAGCTTCAAATTATAATTGGTATTTAGCCGATCCTGCTTTTGGCACTAATATCTATTTAATTTATGCTAATCGTCAAAATCAAACCTTTAGCTTTGATACAGACTTTGCTACTTATGCTTCAGGATCAGGTGCTTTTGTTCCTACAACTACTTCTAAATTTGATCCTAAATTATGGTCAGCTTTACCTGATGGCACAAATCTTATTGATCTTCAGCCAACAACAGGTCAATTTATTGGCACAGGAACAACAACTACAGGCACAGGACAGATTAGAGTTATTAATACAGGTGATGGTCAAGTTGTAGCTTCATTAGATCAATTCCTAGATTTTGGTGGACCAACTACTAAAACAGGAAGTGCCGCTACTATTACAATTGATATCTATGGTCGAGTGATTGGATTTACAACGCCTGATGATTTTTATATGACTATAGATACCTTTACAGCTACTTCAGGTCAAACAGCATTTAGTGTAACAAGAGCTGGAACTTATATTAATGGACAATGTTTAATATTTGTGAATGGCGCTTTATTATCGCCTTCAGACTATACAGAAACAACTTCATCATTTACTTTAAATGTTGGTGCAACTTTAAATGATATAGTTACTTGCGCTTCATTTAGAGCTATTTCAAGCGGTATTTATTATGACAATACTCATTTAAATGTATCAAATATAGCTTCTAATGTTGTTACTTGGAATGCAGCTAATATGCCATATCAACTTATTAATGCTGGCGATAAATTAACTTTTAGTAATACAGGAAGTCCAACACAATATACAGTTTCATCAGTAAATTATACGACAAGAGAAATTACATTTACAGGTGCAGTAACAGCTTCAGTAGGCAATACTATTTATTCTTACAGAGCAGCAAGTTCTTCATATCCTGTATTTAGCAGATTTGAAACTAATCTTACTAATGCTTCTAATTATACACCTACAGATTGGGCTTTTAATTCAGGTTATGAAATACCATTTATGAATGGCACAATCGTTCCCGATCAAGATTATGACATTGTGGGCAATACTTATAGCAATTTACCTTCTACAGCCACAGGAAAATTATCTATTATTCAATTTAGTGGAAATAATACGACAACACCAACAGGCACACCTGTGAATATAATTACTTTTACTAATGTTGGTCAAACTAATTATTCATTTAGCTTTACAAGTGGAGCTTTAAATATATATGCAAATGGTGTATTATATCAAGGTTCGGTTGATTACACTTCAACTCCAGGAAGCTATACTTTGACTAATACGCCTAATAACAATATTACTGTTTTACAACAACAATCATTTGCCCGCGCAGGTGCGGCATAGGGGAAATTTATGACACAGGCTTTTAATTTATCACAATTTGCTAATAATGTTAATTCAAGTGGTTTGGCAAGTTTAACCACAGGTGTAACAGGACAACTTCCAATTGCAAATGGCGGAACAGGATCAACAACTTTAGCAGGGGCAAATATAGCCGTTACAACTGCCGCTAACTCATTTACAGCAAAACAAACTTTTACAGGGGCAACAGCTTCTTTAGCTTCAGCATTTATTAATGCTACTGAAACTGCAACCATATCAGCAACAGCCGCAACAGGCACAATCAATTATGATGTAACTACTCAATCTGTTCTTTACTATACAACTTCAGCTTCAGCTAACTGGACACTTAATATTAGAGGAAATGGAACAACATCTTTAAATACTTTAATGTCCACTAATGATTCTCTTACAGTTGTATTTTTAGTAACTCAAGGCGCAACAGCTTATTATAATAATGCACTTACTATTGACGGAGCTTCAGTAACACCTAAATATCAAGGTGGTTCAGCATGGACAAATGGTAACGCTTCAGGTGTTGATGCTTATTCTTATACAATTGTTAAAACAGGTTCAGCAGCTTTCACAGTATTCGCAGCACAAACACAATTTAAATAGGATATAACAATGTCATTATTGTCAAGACTAGCCGTTCAAGCAGCAAGAGCTTATGGTGTTTTATCAAGCGGAAACAAAATATCTGCATCTTATCTTGTGGTTGCTGGCGGTGGTGGCGGAGGTAAACAACAAGGCGGTGGTGGCGGTGCTGGTGGACTTTTAACATCTACATTTACATTATCTACACTTACTACATATTCAGTAACTGTAGGTGCTGGAGGAACTGCTGGAGCTAGTCCAACTAATGGTTCTAATTCAGTAGTATCAGGCACAGGCTTAACTACTGTTACCGCAACAGGCGGAGGTTTTGGAAATAGCAATGGCATAAGCTCTACAGGGTCTGGTGGTTCAGGTGGCGGTGGAGGTTTAGGTAATTCTGCTGGAGGCACAGGAACTTCAGGTCAAGGTAATAATGGAGGTACATCTACAGGTTCTGGTGCAGGTGGTGGCGGTGCTAGTGCAGCAGGTTCTAATTCAGGAGCTCGGGATGGTGGTAATGGTGGTAATGGTTCTGCATCTTCTATATCAGGTTCTAGCGTAACATACGCTGGCGGTGGAGGTGGTGGTGGTTATGCTGATTCAGGAACTCCAACAGTAGGTTCAGGCGGAACAGGTGGTGGTGGTGCTGGTGGTATTACATCAATAGCAGGAACAGCAAATACAGGCGGCGGAGGTGGCGGAGGTTCTCAAGTAGCAGGAAATGTATATAACGGCGCAGCTGGCGGTTCAGGCGTAGTCATTATATCTTACACATCTACTACACCTAAATTTACAGGTGGCACAGTTACTACTTCAGGCGGCAATTATATTCATACATTTACAGCTTCAGGAACATTAGTTCCTACAACAGCCGTTCCTGCTAGTTATTTAGTAGTGGCTGGTGGTGGTGGT